TTTTCTCTGTTGAGATAAAAACAGAGTTACTGTCTTCACAGTAAAAAATATTTTCGGTTACAACATCTACTGCTATACCCTTTGCAATGTATTGTCCATTTACTTTCTGAATAGAAAGAATGTTACATAGCTCATTTGCTGGTGAATCTACAATTGATAGTTCCATCAATTCGTAATCTTTAATAAATCTTACAGTTTTACCTGTAGCCTTATTAACTTCATTGTCTGATTCTTTAATCTTTCCGCCGATTGAGAATCCTGAAAGAGTTCCGTCTAGAACTTTTTCCCAGCTATCTTGTGCGCCTTTTGAAATGTATGCTGTTACATAAACGCCGTTATAAAATTCTTTAGTTGCTGGATCATAAAAAGTTTCTGGTTTGAAAGAAACCATCTTTCCAACTGCAAGAGATCCGTGCATCTCACGGATGTTCCCACGGAAATTTTCAAAAGCTTTTACGCTTGCCTCAGAAGTTACAACGTCACCAGTTTGGTCTACATTGTCAAGTGTTGCAAAACCAGACACGGTTCTCTTTTCACGATTAACTTTAGTGAAAGGTACAGACAAACTAATGTCACTGCCATGGCTAGTCCATAAAGACTTTTCAATATTCATATGCTTAATTTTATCTACTTATAGATAAAAAGGCAAATAACAGTTGAGTAGACTTAGTCAACCTGTCTGCCGTCGCCTTTAGCATTTCTTCCTTCCCCAGAAATATCTGGGGTATTTGCTTGACGATTTTGGGATCTTTGTCTGGTATTTCCAGCTACGGCTGCTTGTTCGGCTTTTGCTGGGCCTTTAAGTTCAATAACATCATCTCCGCCATCTAGCGGGATCATGCCTTTTCTAATTCTAACTTCATTAGGGGTAATTACTTGCATTCTTAAATATCTTTCGTCAATTTTAGACTGAGTATCTTCATCAGTTAAAGTTAATTCATTAAATTTAAGAACTAAGGCATCTGTCTTTTCTTCAAATATTTTATTTACTTTCTTCTCTAAAATCATTTGGGCTGGACGGCAAACTTGCTCTTTAAATGTTTTATCAGCATCTCTTGCTACTGCTAAATTGACTCCTTCTGGAGTTCCAATTTTATTAATTGGGACACGGTGGGCCAATAAGATTTCGTCTCTATTTGATTTACGATAAATATTAAATGAAGATTCCTGTGGATTTGCCTCCACTGGCTCCATCTTAAATTCTGTTTTTGAGTCTGGGGTATCTCCTGGAAGTGGAATATATAGGGATCTATGATTCTTTCCCTTTAATCCAACCTGGAAAAATTCAAGCAATTTCCTTTCTGACTCTGGAGAAAGTTTTGCTCCTTTTACTGTAATAATATATCTTGGAACCGCTTTATTTTCAAAATAATCTAGATTGTATCTTCCAGATAACTCATTACCTGCAAGGGCTACCTGTGCGGCAATAATGTCTGGGATTCCGTAGTAGTTATTCATTGGGGTATATTTCTTCAAATGAATAATTTCATTTGGACGATCTTCTTGTCCAGCGATTGGATTTTCTGTTTCTGTATCTCCAAAGTTATTGAAGAATACTGCCTTGCCATATAGCAATTGAATAAAGCCATCTCTTAGTCTACGCACACGCATTGTCTTTGCTGGGATATGCCCAATGTACCCAATGTTTCCGCCAGTAGTTCTGCCTATTTCAATATAGCCATTTCCTGTTGCTTCTAAATCCGTGTAAGTCTTAATTAAAGTTTGAGTAAATGTATCTTCTTCATTTGTTGTATCAAGCCATGCGTGAATATCTTGGCGCAACTTACTTATTTTTCTACGTGCTCTTTCAAGAGATTTATCATCTGTAAGTCCATCAAGAGCATCATTTGTTTTCTTTGTTTCTACAAAATCATACCCAAGCCCAACTATATTAGCAACCTTTGCATTAATTGCTGCGTAGTTATATGTTGATGTTTCATATACTACTGAAAGGTATTCAAGGTTATATGTTGGCTCTACCAAATCGAACATAGCATATCCTGTAATAGCTTGTGCTAATAGGTTCTGCTGGGTTGCCGTTCCTTCTAAACCAGTAAATGATTTAGAAAATTCTCTGCTTATCTTTCGTTTAAATGAGGAGCCTAGCCCTCTAACTTTTTTTAATTCATCTATACCTGCAGCAAATGGGTCATTACTTACTTGATCTTTTTTTAAGGAGAACCAGTCTGCTGTGTTTGAAATATCAATTATATTTTCAGAACTTTCATCATCAATAAATTCTACGCTCATCTCATACCCTTTAACTTTTTCATCTCATCTTTATAGTTTCCAATATCCAATGGGTCTGGAACTAGTCCCCAATCAAGTCTTTGTTTTTGTTGCTGGAATTCTTCATCGTCAATTTTTCTTCTTCCCGAAAGAAATTTAGGCCCGCCTTCATATATACCGAATGAGCGAACTTCTCTAGCCAAAGCATCGATTTTGGATCTATTTCCTTTTTTGGCCGTGATTGAAAGAAAGTTGCCATCATCGTCTCCAATCCATCTGCCGTCAGGCATTTGCCAAACATATATCCCAAGGGCTGTCTCTTCTTCAAGAATCTTGGTGTTTATACGATTAATATCCATAGTAATTTATTTTACCATTACTTCCTGCATAAGTCCATCTTTTTGTCATAAAATGTGACAAAATTAAATAGTTTGTATCACTACCCAGTCACTATTATACACTTTGGGGGCAGAATCTGTCAGAGTAAATGACGTATCTGATATTAAAGCGTTTGGGCGGGAAATATAAGATTCGTAATGCTCTGTTGCTAAAGCCTCTGACATCTGGTAATTATATATAGCAATATTCTTATATAAGCTGGATGGGCCACCTGTATTTGAATAATTAAATTTTAACGTACCTGAGCAAGGCTGTGTTAGAACTAATACAACATAATGCAGGTTATCTGTTAAAAATACACTTGATATATTAGTCTGACTTGTTAGATCTACCCCATTTACATATATCTTTAATATATTAGTTTTTGTTATAGTTCCGTTGTTTGCCCAAGAATACCTAGAAGCCGTGTAAGCCCCTTGAGAGGCTACATCAAAGAGAGTGTTAGCCGTAAGAGTAGAAGGTGTAAAAAACATCTCTATGGTGCTTACAGAGTCTGTTACGGGTATATTAAAGCCTGCGCCTGCTTTTGTTTGCAATCCATTATTTTTATGTCTTAAAAGTGGTGGGTAATTAAATGATCCCAAAGAATAATCTGATGCTGATGTTGCATAATATCCTGAATTTTCTGAGTATGTATCAACTGAAGCATAGAAGTCTACTTTAACTGAAGATAACTTTGGAAGGTATTTAGAAGCATCTGTTGTGGACATAGTAATTCTAAGGAATATAATATTTGTTGAAATTGCTGCTGACTTATTATAATTAGGTAAAGCTTTTCCATTTTCACACTGGGTGTATGTAATTCCATCTACGCTAGATTCTACTGTTATATTTTTATCCGCCTTCCAATACACCTTAGAAGTATTTGCTCCTAAATCAACTGGAATATTTATAATTTCATTAATCTCAACAGATTTAGAAATCATGGTATCTGTCTTATAAAAAGCAAGTGCTTGATTTGTTTTATCATAATATACATTATCATTTACATAGTTCTGCAAATTATTTAAAGAGTATCTATAAACTGGTTTAATAAACTCATCATTAAGATTAAATAGTTTGCCGCCGTCTGTTCTTACAAATTGAATAGGGTTTACGTGATAAGTTCCTGCTACAAAATGTGATCTAATTACTTCTGAACTAAGTGCCTCACGATATATAGCTGGAGCATCTACTACAAAATAGTCGCTTCCAGTAGATGGGCCTATGGCAAGGGCAAGTTCGGTATTTGTAAACTTAAATCCTGTAATTGATTTGGTGGCTACATTATATCCATCTACATACAATGACATACTTGATTGAGAATATGTGGCTACAACATGCATTACCTTATTAGTATTATTTAATGTGTAATATAGTTCTTGATCTTGAAGTCTAAATACTAATGATCCAGCCTCGTAGTATACTCCAATTCCCGCCGTGTTATCTGCCATCAAAATTGTTCTTGATGTGCTGGAAATTTTAGGATAAACCCAAGCCTCTAATGAGAAGTTGTTTTGTGATGTATACTTGTTAGCAAATCCGCCACTTACTGTTGATCCATAAAAATCTTTAGTTGTGGATAAAGTAATTGATGAAGTGCTATTTATTATTGTTCCAAAAACTCCGCCAGAAACTAAGGGCAAACAATTTGTATAAATGGTTCCAACATATAATCCATTGTTTCCGCATCCAGAGGCATCATAAACTATCGTATCTATAACATTTAAATATGTTAAAAAATCATTTTCAAATGCTTGATATGTTGCATAATCATCTTTAATGTCTTGATATGTTTTTATTGTTGCATTATATATTTCCGTTAATGGATAATATGCAATAGGATGATCTTTTAATATTTTTAATTTATATGACATGTTTTATACCTCCCTTCTTTTTATTATATCATTTATAAAATTTATTTAAATGCTACGCTGAAAACATCGCTTGTTGAAAATTCAGGAGTTACGTATTTTGTGCCAAAACCATTTGACCATTTATAAACTGATAAAAATGGTGATGTTAAATGTGCTACTGCAATTGTATTTCCTGATGGAGACCAGGCCACACTTTTACCGTCGCCCGTTGGAAGTGTTGCTGGATCAGCATATTTTGTTCCAAAACCATTTGACCACGGATAGACAGAAATAAATGGGGATGAACTGTGTGCAACTGCAATATCATTTCCTGATGGGGACCAGGCTACACTTTTACCAAGACCAGTTGGGAGTGTTGCTGGATTAGCATATTTAGTCCCAAATCCAGTACCTGATGTAAATGGATATGCAGATATGTAAGGAGAAGAATCCGTTGCATACGCAACAGCATTTCCTGATGGCGACCAAGCTACGCCATTTGCTATACCACTTAATAATCCAACAGGATCTGCATATTTAGTCCCAAATCCAGTACCTGATGTAAATGGGTATGCGGATAGGTTTGGGATATAGTAATTTGCAAGTGCAATATCATTTCCTGATGGAGAAAATCTTGCAGCTTTTACTGTAATATAGGTAGGTAATGATGCTGGATCAGCATATTTTGTTCCAAAACCATTTGACCACCTATATACCGTAATGTAAGGGCTATTAGAATGACCCGATACAACATCATTTCCTGATGGAGAAAATCTTGCAGTATTTGTGGAAGCAGGGATGGGTGTTGCTGGATCAGCATATTTTGTGCCAAAGCCTGCAATATTATCCCACGGGTATACAGCAATATACGGTGAGACAAGTCCTGCTTGAATAAAATTATTTCCTGATGACGACCATGAAACATCATAGCCATATGAAAGAGATGTGGTTGCGTTAGGTAAAATTTTTCCTATGGAGGAACCTTCATAAAAAGGAAAAATAAAAACATTACCAGCGCCAAGACCTACAGCAATAAAATTAGAAGTATATGCTGGATTGCCTACCAATAAAGAGATACCTTTATTCATTTTTTTAATTCCAGAATTACCAATTTTAATTACTGCCATTTTATTTATCCTTTTTTATTTATGTTAAAATATGAGAATTTAATAGAGAATTTAAAATTGTTTGTGCTTTAAAGCGTTCAACAATTTCAGTTTTTAATAAATTTTCAACTTGATCATGCAATTGTAATTCTGCAAGTCTTTCAAGATCTTCTATGGAACATTGTCTTGCAGCCTCTTGAACTTCAATATTTTTTAAATGAATTAAATGTTCATCCCATTCACCATTTATTGTTGACAATATATTTTCATAATTTTGAATATTACTAGAATAAAAATTTATTTCTTCTTGTCTTGTTTCTATTTGTGTTAGTTCATTATTTTTTTCCATTTTTTTTCCTTTGTTTATTTAAAGCTTATATCGTTTATATATCCACCAGGATATATACCTTCAATGCTGTCATATTTTTTTCCAAATCCATTTGACCACTTCCACGCAGCTAAACCTGGAGACTTAGCATGATATACCATTATAGCATTTCCCGAAGGAGACCATTGCACATTATATGCCGTATCAGGTATGACGTCAATTGGATCAGCATATTTTGTACCAAAGCCTGTGCCTGATGTAAATGGATAGACAGAAATAAATGGGGATGAAGTGTGTGCAACTGCAATATCATTTCCTGATGGAGACCAGACAGCTGCGTAGGAGGTTCCTACTGGAAGTGTTGCTGGATTAGCATATTTTGTTCCAAAACCATTTGACCACGGATAGACAGAAATAAATGGGGATGAACTGTGTGCAACTGCAATATCATTTCCTGATGGAGACCACTCGCCATTCCACGCTGTAGAAGGTGGCAAAACCGATGGGTTTGCATACTTAGTGCCAAAGCCCGCTGACCATGGATAAACAGAAACAAATGGAGATGTACTGTGAAACACAGCAATTGCGTTATCTGATGGAGACCAGGATGCGTCTCGGCCACCGCCCGTTGGAAGCGTAGATGGGTCTGCATATTTGGTTCCTATTCCTACTCCAGAAGTAAATGGGTAGACATTTATGTAAGGAGAATATATAGATGCAGTAGCGATGTTATTGTTTGAATTACTAAATCTAAAACTCCAAATTCCACCTACTGTGGCCGATGTATGTCTTGTTCCAAAACCAGTTACATTATTCCATGAATATATAGTTAAAATGTCTGATGCACATATAGCTAAATCGTTTCCTGATTTTGACCACCTAACAATTCCTGGTGCAATAGTAGATGCTGGCAGTGTTGATGGATTAGAATATTTTGGACCAAAGCCATCGTACCATCCATAAACTTGAACATATGGAGAAAATGAAACTGCTACTGCCAATTGTCCAGTAGGGGTTGCAGATGTTGCATTACCAACAAGAAAAGATCTGCTTTTAGGATAACCATTAACTACAGATGAAGTTTTTACACTAGATATTGCCATTCTTTATGATATTTCGCTTCCAAAAGCACTAAATGCTAAATTAGCTGAAGATGCATATACTGTTATTACATCTCCTGCTGCCGCATAGTTAAGTGTAAGTCCTAACGTTAGTGTAGTTGAATCTGATGCTCCTACTGTAACATCATAAGCTATATAATGTTGATTTGCTAATGTTGCTCCCGCTGGTCGTATTGCAATTCTAAATGTTGCATTTGATGCAGATAGGTTAGCTACTACAATAGTTGAAACTACTGTTTGTGTTGCTACCGTGGGAACTGTATATAGAGTAGTTGCAGTTATTGCTGCTGGGTTTGCTTGTCCTAGTATTTTATAAGTTGTTGGCATTTTATTCCTCCTTTATTTTTAAATTATGCGCCCATTAACATGAACACATCTGGTAAAGTTGACCCAGCAGTTACGGTAGACCATTTTACACCGTTTGCTTGTGTTGAGTCTGCTGTTAATACTTGTCCATTTGTACCTACAGATTGTTTTACGGTAGTTGTGGAACCAGTAGCTACTAATATATCACCTTTAGTATAAGATGAAAATCCAGTTCCACCAGAAGCAGCTGCTAATGGTGTTGTTGAAAGAGTTAATGAAGGTGCTATTATGTTTCCAGATGCTTCAACTTCTGCTAATACAGTTCCTGATGAATTTTGCCATTGTGTAAGATCTGCAGTTTGTGATGCAGTTGCTTTAACAACTAAGCCTTTATTAGCAGCGGCAACAGTAGTAATTAAGAATCCACCAGTATCACCATTTGTTGTTAATAAAGCTTTGCTTGCTGCCTGAGATGTTAGGGCGGGAAACTTTAAAGTTGCATCTGCTGCCATTGATCCTAATACTGTTGAATATGCTGAATTTCTAAATTCAAATAAATCAGATGTTTGACCTGATGCTTGTTGTATTCTCATTGCTGGAAGATTTGCAGAAGAAGCTACAAAATATCCTGTTCCAACAGCACTTATTCCTGAAGATGATGCAGCTGTTATGTTAAGCTGTCCACCTGAATTAATATATCCTAAAGTGGCACCAGAGCTGCTATACCATTGTAATAAATTGCCTGTTCCTGAAACATTTATTGTTCCACCAGAAGTCCAAGTATCTGAAGTAGTATTTGCAACTGTAATAGATGTAGCTGTTGCTGATAAAATCGTTGCACCTGTAACGTTAAAAGTTGTTGGAGTAGAGCCAGTAATTGTTACTGTTTCTCCTGCTATTGGTGGTGTAAAGCTAGTTCCAGAAAAAGTATAAGTTACAGTAGTTCCATTTCCTGTAGCAGAAGTAACTGCTGTAGTAAATGCAGGCCTACTAGAAATTTTTAATGGGACGCTATCACTCTTTTTTGGCGATAGGGTAATTGCTTTATGACCATCCCAATCAAATGGAAGATTTCCTTCAATTCCTGTTGCATCTCCGCCTTGATCTCCTGCACGAGCTGATAATAATTCAATATTTGCAAGTGGAATAGCTGCAGTTGCATGAGTATTTTGTATTGTAATTCTTAAATATCCATCGGAACCAATATCTGTAGTTGAAAATATTCTTCTTGTCACAGAAGAAGAAATATTAGTCCATGATCCTCTACCAGTCCAAGTTGAACTATTTGCACTTGATTCAAATGTTAAGTTATATGCAGGGTTTGAACCATTATAAGTACATGTAACTCTCAACCATTTATTAGACATATAGTTAAAATTAAGATTTGAAAATGTCCATCTATAGTATGTTAATGCTGGAATACTTATCGTACTATAACTTCTTCCATCAAATGGATTTGAGTTAAATGTTGTATTTGTCCAAGTTGTTCCATTTGTAGATGTTTCAAGTATTCCACTTTGAAACCTTAATCTATCAAACCAAACATCATTTGGTAAAAATGAAATGTTATTTGCTGATGCTTGTGCACTTATATCATTGGTGTCATAAACGCCTGAAGTATAAAGTTTTCCAGTAAATGTATTATCTACGTTTAATAATGCTACGTTAGCAGGAGTTAATCCTTGAATGCCTTGAGTTCCTTGGGTTCCCGTAGTTCCCTGTGTTCCCGTTGTACCTTGAAGTTGATTAAACCCTCCACCTTGTAAACCCTGAAGACCTTGAGTTCCCTGAACAGATCCCGCTATACCTTGAACACCTTGACCAGTTAGACCTTGAGTTCCTTGTACACCTTGTACGGTACCAACAGATTGCCATGTTGTACCATTCCATAACCAAGTGCGATTTAAATAGGTATAGGTTGTCACACCTGGTGTTAATCCTGTTGTTGGAAAATTAATTGGCATTAGATATTAAACCTTCCTCTTACTGCATTAAAATTTTGTAAAACTTCAGCAGGTGACAATGCTTTATTATATTGCCTTATATGTCCTATTTTACCAGCAAATCGATCTATACCCGTTCCAATTCTTTGTCCTAAATATATTGGGCTTGTTGGTGAGCTAAATCCTGTTCCCGAAAGTGTTGTTGTGGCTGTTTGTGTACCATTTACATAAAGTCTTAAAATGCTATTTGGCCAATCATAAACGGCAGTTACATGTGACCATGCATTTAGTGTTGCAGATGATCCAGTACTAATACCTGTTGTTCCATTGTAAGCAGCAATAAACCAAGCAGGTGTAGCGCCTAAAGAAGTTAATCTAATTGCATATGGGTATCCTGCTGTTCCACTATAATTCCATTTTTCTAATATTACTGCTTCGCCAGAGTTTGCTCCGCCAGAACCATTTGGTTGATTAGAATATGGATATGCTGTAAAATCAATTGAATATGCAGCGGCTTCTGAAAAATTTATTGAAGTAGCATTTGTAACTGTACCTACATCAGTAGTTGAGTTTCCATCCCATTCAAAATATCCCTGCTCATTAAAATATGGCATATTTAAAGTAGCATTATTTGAATTGCCCGAAAGGTCATTCCAAGTATTGCTTCTATTTATTACAGACCCAGTAGTAGGAGTATACGGTCCTGGGAAAACTCCTCTTTCGAGTTGTGGTCCCCACAAATAACAATTTGTACCGCCTCCTAATGATGTATAATAATTTGGACTAATTGCTCCTGTGCTTCCCGCAAATGTTGCCCAAAATCTATACCATCCATTACCAACATTAATTACTCCAGAATTAATAACGTTAGCCTGCACATCAGGGATAGTTCCACTATTACAATCAATAGTAAACTGCCTATTGTTTCCTGGGTTAACCCAAATTTGACCATTATTTCCTGTGCGGGGAGCATTTCCATAAATACTCATAACATAGGTTCTACCAGTAATAGGTGTTCCTGATGTATAGTTTGAATATGGCCCTACATATTGACCGCCTGCCGCCCACAGAACGCTAGTCTGTGTTCCATCTGGAGCATTAGAATAATTAAAAGTAGGGGTCCATCCATTTATTGGAGGGTAATACGTTGTGTTGCCAAAATACTCAGGTCCGCTGGTGGGAATTAAATTTTCTGCACCATTATAACTTTGTTTTACGGAAGCATCTAGATCTAATACTAGGCTATCTTTTACGTAACTTTTTCCATTACCTGCAAATGCAACAACTGCTGTCATTAACTCAACCCCGAACCAGATATAACAAAAACGTTAGAGGCAACACATAAAATACTTGCTAGGCCATATTGAGATAATGTTCTATTTCCAAAGCTTGAAGTGCCTGCAAGTCTTAGCGTTACCCCACTTCCTTGTGTTATAGTTTGGCTAGAGGATGAGTTATTATAAATCATAATGTTGTCACCTGAACTAAAAATTGATGGAGGAACTGTTATTCCACCTGTTGTTATAGAAACATGTTTTCCCATATCTGCTAATGCTAATGTATAGGAAGATGTTTGTGAATTCTGCGGAATTGTAGCTGGTCCAAAAATTCCCTGAATTCCTTGTATTCCTTGAATGCCTGAAAAATTATTATATGGCTCAAACCATTGTGTTCCGCTCCATACATATAGCCTTGAGTCTTCTGTGTTTAACCAAGCTAATCCTTGTAATGGAGAAACTGGTGCGGTTGTACTTGTTATATAAGTTCCTTGAGTTCCAAGGATACCCTGAATTCCTTGAACCCCTTGTGTGCCTTGAAAACCTTGTAGCCCTGTAACTCCTTGAGACCCTATAGATCCTTGAATACCAGTTGTGCCCTGTACTCCCTGTGTTCCTTGCACACCCTGTGTGCCTTGTATGCCAATTAATCCTTGAATTCCTGTTGTTCCCTGTACACCAGATGCAAATGTAATTAAAACTAATGAATAGTTATTTGCAAAACCAGTTACACCAGTTCCACCTGCCCCAATGTAAGAAACTGGAATTTGAACATAAGTGTTATTTCCAATATTTGGCGTTCCAGTTATTTTAAATTGTTGATAATTATTAGAATTATTTGCATCTTGTACATAAACTTTATCTTCTGTTTTTAATATTGCAAGAAATAAATCAATATCAATATTATCTGACGTTAAATGATTAACATATAAAGTTGTTGCAGAAGTTTGAGTTGCATTATTCCATCTTAAATAACCATCTGCTGGTTCTGAGTTTGCTTGAGAATTTGGATCTGCTTTATAATTAAAATATGAAGAAGAGCTACCGCTAGCTCCCGTTATTCCCTGTACACCCTGTGTTCCTGTTGTGCCTTGTACGCCTTGCACACCTTGTGTGCCTTGATTACCAAGCAATCCTTGTATTCCTTGAGTTCCTTGTGTACCCTGTGCACCTTGAAGACCCTGCACACCCTGTGTGCCTTGAGTTCCTAATAAACCTTGTATTCCTTGAGTTCCTTGTGTGCCCTGTGCACCTTGAAGACCCTGTGTGCCTTGTGTGCCAATTAATCCTTGAATACCAGTTGTGCCCTGTACTCCTTGGACTCCTTGTACGCCTTGTCTACCTTGAGTTCCTTGAGTTCCTTGAGGACCTGGATTATTAGTTAAATAAGTATCTATATCTTGAGCTAAAAGACCCATGTCTCTTGGAACATCTGGAGACATGTCAAGAGTTGGATATCTAAAATTTTTAGCAGTACTGTTGCTCATTTTTATATTATAGCATTATCGAGATTATAAGCCTTTTTAAAAAGACTAACTACAATGCCATTCCTTTCATTAAAATTAATAGTAAAACTCACTATTTAACCCATATCATACCTACATCTGCTGTTTGCCTATGATTATACTCTAGCCACCCGCCGTTTTCCCAATCATTTTTAGTATCTTCAATCCAAGCGGGCAAAGTATCAAACAAAGACATAGAGCGATATTCTGCAGGCTCTACTAAATGATCGGTAATATACTGAAGAGCAAACTCTGTATAACCATTAATTTCTTTAAGACGTTTTAATTGTTCTACGTGTTGATCTAAAGTAAATAAACTCCATTCAAAACATAATTGTTTTGGCTTGCAAGTCATTC